GATTTACAATTTTAGAAAGTGTTGTTTGCTTAGGTTTGAATTGCTCTGCAATTTTTTTTAATTCAGCGTCAAAGCCATCCTCTAAATCGTAATTAACCTCTCTTTCATCAATACAAACATAACCCTCTTGCTCAATGTCCTCTCCTTTATCAAAGAAGTCTTGCAATACTTTACTATCCTCGCTAAGATTTACGCTGGGTTTCGTGTAATCCCCTTTTAAGCCGATTATAGAGCGTATCTCCTCTGCACTCATGTTCTCCAATACCTTGTTTGCAACTAACGGCGACAAGCTATTTATTCCGTTTATAATATCCTCAGCTTCATCTGTCTTAGTTAAGTCCCCATCTGCAGTTAATGGCTGTAATTCCTCAAAATGAATCTTTAATGCAATACCATTGAATGCAAGTATTTGGTCAATAGCATCAATTAATAACATCCTCATTGGCTTAATTACCATGTTTTCAAAAAGAATATAACTGTTTTTTAACTCGTCTGCATTACTGGAAAAGCCATTAGTAGATGCGATGCCAAATAATAGCGGGGAGGTTACATTGTGTCCGAGCATGATTTTTCTTAAGCACTCCTCAGATAAAGTAGAGTACAAATCTGGAGCATCGTTTACTGGCATAGCATCAACAGTTGTCTTGCTTTCTGCGTTACTATTAAAAGATACGATAACCTTTTCGCCCTGCGTTCCAGTGAGCGACTGCATGATCTTATTCTTTATCAATCTTTGTTGTTCCTCACTTGGCGCTCCATTGTTAAAGTTTACTACTGACCTTGAGCTAAATCCGTTGTTTACTTCATTGATTAAATACTCGCTGATGCTCTCCTCTAAAGTACAATAAGGTAATGCTCCAACGTAATCAGGTAATGCATAGTATTTCAATCCAACAGAGTACGGTTTTACGAAATAGATTTCAATAGCCTCTTTAGATGTTCCAAATGCTGGTATTAGCTTAGGTGGGTAATTTTTTATATCCGTCCAATTGTCTGAATAGTAATAGCCTTCCACTTTGCCATCTGCATTGCACTTTTGAGCCCGTAATAGTTGCACTGGCATGTGATGTACTTGAGCAATCTTTTTACGATCCTTAGAATAAATTACTTGCATAGCGCATTGACCTAACAATTTTAAGTCATTGACCATATTTCTCACGTCCTCTTTGCTAAACATGGAAACCATTGCTGCATAATCGCTTGGTTTCTGAGAAGCATTACTTGCATTTAATCCTTTTCCATAGACCAATCGGCAAGTATTATTTACTATTGCATTTTGAGTTGTGCTATTAGTGTAACAATCAATCAAAAATTGATAATAGTTATTGTCTTCCCCAAACGAAACGTAATCATCTTTTTTGTTTTCAGTAATTACTGGTGCTTCGTAAGCTGCTAATTCTAATATGTGAACGTCTTTACTCATAAAACTATAAATTCATTGTCTGAGGATTGACTTGTAAATTTACCGTTATTTATTGAATAAGATTCTGCACTTTGATTTGTGCAAAAAATCTTGTCTTTATAAACAACCGTCGTGCCATTCCTAATCTCTAAATTGTAAAAATGATTCTGCACTAAACTAAACGTAGCATTTATCGTGTCATAGTAATCTCCCTGAACGCTACTTGCGATAGTTACTTGCACCTCAGTATTGGTCTGATCGTCAGTAATGAACAAACCATCGTAGCTTTCCGATCTCGGTATAAATCTAATCGTCTGCTCAGTCCCTACTTGTTGTAAAAGTATCATTTAATTATATAACCTCTTTTTTTTCTCTTTGTTTCTTTTTCCATAAGAATAAAAATTGAAACTCACAAGCCGTCTATTTGCTCCATAGCTTCGATTTGCAGAACTTTCTTCATTGCTAATATACGAACATATTAAAAACATGAGATATGCCATTAAAATAAAATTCCTAAAATCTAAACAAACCAATTGATTAGTATATAAACAAAAAAAGGCACTCCGAAAAGTGCCAATTCATTATGAAAGGAATGAAACGTTAAGACGTTACAATTGTTGCATCCTCGCCAGCTCCAGTAGCGAAAGCAGTTTTTAAAGCTGCTTCTGTAGATACATCAATAAAGTTTGCCGGTAGCACCTCGCTCGCCACAAATGTGAGCTTGTAGCCGTTGAAGTCACCAAGCGCCGCTCCGCTGGAAATTTCACCAGCAGTTGTATCACAACCTTGAGCCAATCCCATTAAGAAAAATTGGTCAGTCATTGTGCGAACAATTATTCTTGGTCTGCCATAAGCAAGAAGTTTGATGTTTTTATGCATTGCTTGATCTTGTTTTTTCAAAGAAATTGCAAGTGTCTGCTCAAAAAACGTAGTACCATTATCTCGTGATGTTTGAACAGCCGTTGTAAAGCTATTCTCATTCGATTTTAATTCATATTTAAACAATGATAAAATAGCAGCTGGAGCCCAAGCGTCAATTGTATCCGTGTTTGTAGCATCATAAGAAATGTTGTCTGTGTCAAGGTCATCGAAGTTTGCAAAGTAAATAGCTTTCAATCCAGATACACTGTCTTTGCACTCCTCAACTCTTCCGTTGGTAATATCGCAACTCATGTTATTTATAGTGTTATGAATAAAAAAGGGCAGGCAATTTTACCCACCCTTTTAAATATTCTGGTTAATATTCTAAGCGTAGATAACTACATCTCCGTTAATACCCATTTGAACTGCCGCTGTAAACCTCATGATTACTCTACAGTTCTGAGAACCGTCAAGCTCAGCCATGTCTAAAACTCGTACTTCATTGTGATCTGAAAGCAGACCAGTTCCAAAGAATAAGTTTGATTTTTGCGCTGCCATCATAGATGAAGCTGGTAATCCTTGAGCGACTACAACTGGAATACCATCAAAAGATAATGCTCCGTTGTTAAACCAAGTTGTGCCTTGATTATTTACACCATTTGCACCTAAGCCATTTGCTCCGAATCCGCCCAAAGCACGAATGTAAGCTCTTGCTACGTTTGGCGCAACGTATATAAATAAGTCCTCTTTTCCGTAAACCGTACTTGGTATAGCGTCGACTACTTTGCCCATCTCGTCAATAACGTTAGCCGCAGTTACCACCGTTCCAGTTACAGCAACACATCCAGAGCCAGCAGCAGTAGCTAAATGGTAAAATCCATCAAATTCTCCAGCGTTCAACGTTTGCCCAGACCAGATGTTTGTTTCCATTTTTGCAGCGACTTTAGCAGCTGTATATCCGATTACGAAATCTGATAACGAAGGCGCTAATTTGTCAAATGCAGAAAAGCCCATTTGCTCAGCTTCCCATGAATTAATCAAGTCTTTTTTACAGATGTCGTAGTTCACTTGAAATTCCTCTGGCTCGATAATTTTTTCAGCAAGAGTTAATGTTCCAGAAGCTGTGTAATCACATGTTGCATTTGCAACAATGTCTCCTAAAGCTCCTGTTTGAAGTACTTGTTTGTACTTTACGTTTGGTAAAACGGTAATCAATCCGTTTTCTAATGTTGTACCCGATAGTAAAGCCGCAGAAATATATTTCCCTGCAAACTCTCCAGCGTACGTTGAAGTCAATGATACTGCCATTGTTTATGTTTTAAAAATTAATAATTTATTTACTGAGTTTTTCCATTACTCTGTCCAATGTAGTTTTAGCTCTATTGGATGAATATTGGATATGCTCAACTGTTTTCTTGTTTTCTGGGTTGTGTGTAATAGGATCTGCAGCCGCTTCAACCTCTTCTGCTTTTTTATCCTCAGAAAGTTCAACCTCCTCAGATACCTCTGCAACTGTTTCCTCTTTTACTTCCGTTTCTGTTTCCTCTTCTTTTTTGATTTGTTCTTTTGAAAGTAATTCTATTTCTGCCTTAAGCTCTTCATTCTCTTTCTTTAATGCTTCCATTTCCGAAAAGAATGTTTCTTTCACTATTGATTCCACAGTCTTTTTAACTGGCTTAACATCCTCTGTTGATGCTTCTACTTCCTCCTCTTCTTTGTACTCCTCTTCTTTCTTTGAATCCTCTTCAATCTTTTCCTCTTCCTCTTTCTCTTCTGCTTTGATCTCGTCAATTTTACCCTCTTCTTTTACGATCAGAATTTCTCCAGACTGCATTTTGTATTCCCCTACTGGTAATGCAATTTTTTGCTCATCTTCAGTTACAATCATAATATCTTCGCCCTTTTCAAAGCTCTCAGCTTCGACAGTTGTAGTACTGTCATCTAATTTGCGTTGCTCCAGCTTTATCTCCATGCCTAAGAGCTCACGCACTTTATTTAAAATAGAATTTTCCATGAATATATTTTTTGTTTCTGATTATATAACCTTTTTATAATTTAAGTGTTGCAAATTCGTTTAATTTTTTTTTGT